ACTGAAGTAAACGATAGTGTTAATCCAGGTTCGAGTAGTATGTCAATAATAGGTGGAGATGTTGGTGGTATTGGATACACAAATAATGGGATACGAACTGTAAATACTGATCATGGTAATTGGGCAGTTATGAGGAGTGATTATAATGTAGAAATAAAGCATTATAGTGATATAAATAATGCTATTGTTTGGCCTTCATAAATTAATGTAATAAATATGAAGGTAAATATCTTTAAAATAAAATATAAAATTAATATTTTATTTTATATATTTGTTAAAATAATGATAATAGTAATAATAATAATAGTAATAGTTTTTACAATATCGATGGTTTAAATATGTAATAATAATAATAATAATATAAATTATTTACATAAAAAATCTTGAAATAAAATTATTGTTATTTTTTATAGTTTTCTTTTTGATATTGTTATTTTTTATAGTTTTCTTTTTGATATGTTTCTTTTTGATATTTTTATTTGTTGTTATTTTTTTATTTTTATTTTTTGTTTTTTTAATTTCATTAATGTCACCAGGTCTATATTTTAAAAACCATTTTTCATAATCTTCAGTTCCTTTCATATCTTTTAATTCTAAAAATTTATTAGATTTTTCTCCTCTTATATCTTCAAGAGATTTTTGATTTCCATAACATGATATACTGAATCTGCGTAATAATCCTTTTTGTTTGAGACGATTTTTTTGTTGAACTTGAAATAAGAAATTAGACATACACAATATACGGTCGACATCATAATAAGGTCTATTTGCATAAACAAAAGCAAGATAAAAACTTAACATAGTGTCTATAGTAGCTACTTTAATTTTATCTCTACCATCATATGTAATATTATAGCTATGACAGCTTAATGGATAATATATAACGGCAATAACATCGGGACCAATACGAACTTCATAATGTTCAGCGATAACTTCTCCTAATTCTTTTTTTTTGAATATTTTAACATCATTTATGTTTTCATCTTCAAGACGTTCTTTTAAAATAACACAGGAGCGATAAGGGTGAGTTGAAAGAACATCAAAATCAGGTTCTTTATTAAATTTCTTACGTATTTTTTTAGGCATATATTTACTATATAGACTACTTGCGAATCCACCAAAAAAGACAAGACCTTGATTGATAAAACTTTTTTTTGTAATTTCATATATTTTTAATATTCTATTTTCATTATCATCTTCAAAATTTCTTTGAAAGTTAGAATAATTACATTTTTCTATTTTAAGCGGGTAATGTTTGTTTAATAAATTAATTCTTTTTTGAACTTTTTCCCATCTTGATACATCACCTGCTGGTCTTGATAATTCAAGATAACCAAGCATTCTAAGAAAATTAGGTGGGCAATATTTTATGCCGGCTATACTTATAGCTTCTTTTTTAATTGAAGAGAAAAGAGTTTTATCTAGTAAAGTGATGTCAGCAACAGGAATAAAATTAACAAAAACTTTGAATGTTCCATAGTGAACACCAGATTTAGCCTCAACTTCACTAAAACCTTCTTGTATGTACATATCAGCTAATTCTTTCGCATCATTAAGTGCGTTTGGAGAAAAGAAATCATAATCAGGTATCTCTACATTTAGGTCATAAAATTGGTCTTCTTTTGGTAATATGTTATTTATAGCTGTTCCACCGTAACATATGAGACTTTTTTTAATAAGAAATTTCTCAACAATATTAATCATTTGTTTAACTGTTGGTGTATTTACATCTTTTTTTGCTTGTAATTCTTCTGCTTTATCTACAGCGGATCTAAGTATAGCTAATTCACATTCATTAAAATTCATATTTTTTTCACATATATTATCTTGTTTCATATATACATTAAAATAAGATAATATTTATTATTAATATTTATTATTAATATTTATTATTAATATTTATTATTAATATTTGATTATAAATTAAACAGTTTGTTTTATTTCAATACCTTTAATATTTCCTCCAGTTAGGTCTACTTCTCTATCAGCAGGGCTTACGTCATTTTCATTAACCTTTTTTGGTTTATCAATAATAATAGGTATCATTCTTAAGCTTGCTGGTTTTAATACAAATGCTGAATTTTTAAATAATACCGTTATATAATATTCTAAAACAGGGTCCATTTGTTGCATGCTCATTGCTATCATTTGAACACCGTGGTCTTTATTATAATTAAACATGTTTTCAGTAATATTATTTTTATCAGAATTTTTATCAGGATATACAAAAGTAATGTTTGTTTTATTAAAATAAATTAATTCATTTGAATTTTGTTGTGTTGATTCAGTAAGAGATAATGATTGATAAGAAGACCGGTTTTGATTATCAATACGATAAGAATCAGTGCTTGAATTTACTAATTTGAATAATTTTTGTGAATTTCTATGTTTACTACCATAACTATCTACAAAAATAATAACACGTTGTCTTAATAAAATGATCGGTGTTTTCATAACATCTTTACCCATTGCGCCAGATTGACCAAAAGAACTTGGTAATATACCTTTTCGTCCCATTTTAAAATATTTTTTAATTAGGTCAGCAATTTTGTCCATTGTATCAACAGATTCTGTTTTTAATCGTAAGTTGATAATAATAGGGTCATTAAAACCAGGCATATTTGTATTAAATGAGTTTGCTGCTATTAATTCAAACGCGCTACTTAAAGATAATTCATTATCACTTGTTTTAATATAATAGTTTTCGTGAATAACACCTGAATCTAATTTGTATGTATGATTACTGTAAGCAATAATTGGTTCCATAGTATTTTTTCTTGAATATATAGCAAAATCAAGACATCTCACACCGAATCTCAAGCAATTGTTAAGAGAACATAAATCTACATTTCCACTATTAAATTTATTAGTAGCACAACAATTATATGCGGTCATAATGTAGAAATCAGGTAATGACATGTCACCTATATTTTTTTTTAAACCTGCGTTTTGAACAGGTCTTTCATAGTCTATCCCTACCATTGATGTTCCTATATCTCCTTTTTTATATTTACAATCTTTATTTAAAAAGTTTCCACATAACCCTTGATTACAACTCATTTTATATTCATCTTCATCAACGAATCCTTCAATGGTGTTAAATTTAAAAGGTGATACTTTTGATATTGAATAATATAATACAATAAAGAATAAAATGATAATAGTTAATAAAATAATCAATGTATATAACTTGTCGCTCATATTATATATTTATATAAATAATTTTTTTTGTTTTATTTATTGTATAATTATTATTGAGTATTATGTCTTGAATAATGAAATTATATTATTTGTAAATAATGATAATTCTATTTCATCTTCGTGTATTTCGTGAAAAATATGTATATATTTGCATAAATAAGATATTAGTTCATATTTGATTTTTTCTTCTATAGTATTTTCTAATTTTATAAATAAAAAGAATGAATCTAAAATATCCATTACAGAGTATCCATCATCGTATAAATTTAATAGAATATTAATAGCTTGAATTATATCATTAGATTTTATATACTGTAAATATTTTTCAAAATCTTTGAAGTTTATATTTGTGCATAATTTAATGGCAATTTCATATGTAATTTGTTGGTTAAGTAATTTGAATTTTTCAAGATAATTAAAAAGCACTCTTATTGAACGATTTGACACAGATACCAGAAAATCAATTGCATCTTGTGTTATATCAATTTTTTCATTATATATGACTTCATCACAAATGTGTCTCATTTTTTCTTGTGTTACATTAGTTATATTTACAATAACAAGACGTGATTGTATACTTTCAATTATTTTCTGTACATTAGAACAAGTAAATAAAAATATAACATTTTTATCGTATGTGTCAATTAAATTTCTAAAAACTTGTTGACTTTGTTCATTAATTATATCTACATCATCAATTGCTATTATTTTTCTTTTTCCTATGATTGAGCTTGGTGTTTGACAAAATGTTTTAACTTCGTGACGAAAATATTGTATACCTTGGTCTTTTGAATTATTTATAAATAATACATTTTCTTTTGTATTATTAGAATTAGAAAAATATAGTTCAATTAATTTATTTAATATTGATGTTTTTCCTGAACCACTATGTCCTTTTAATATAATATTTAAATAATCATGATTGTTAATAAAATTATTTAATAACATTTTTAGTTCATAATCAATGTAAAATTCATCTATATTTCTTGGTGTATATTTGTTTGATATTGATTCATAATGTTTGTTTTTTTGTAACATATATTAAATATGTAATAGTTAAAATATTTAAGTCTTTCCAATTGTATAATAATAATGAATAATTCAAAAATGTCTCCATATGAAATACTTGGTATTCAAAGAAATGCTTCTTGTGATGATATTAAAAAAGCTTATCGTAAGTTGTCATTACAACATCATCCTGATAGAAATCGTAATTCTGAAGAATCTAAACGAAAATTTCAAGATTTAGGTTCAGCATATGATATATTATCAGATACATACAAAAGACGTGAATATGATATGACTACTGATTATCATAGTAAACAACGATTTAATTCTTATAATTCTTATAATAATAATGGAATTCCTGAAGAATTTAAAAATATGTTTTCGATGTTTAATAATAGTAATATAAATCCTGGATTTAATCATTTTAAGCATAATAATAATAATAATAGACAATTTAATAATAATAATAATAATAGACAATTTAATAATCAATATAGTAATCAATATAATGATCAAAGTAAAAAAACAAATAAAGAAACTAATATAAAACCATCACCAATAAAAATAGTTGTAAATATAAGCATTAAGCAATCTTATACAGGTTGTACAATACCAGTTAATATTAAAAGAAAAGTATTAAGATATCAGGAAAAGTCAACAGAAGACGAAACGATATATATAGATATTCCAGAAGGTGCTGATACAAATGAAATAATTAATTTAAAAGAAAAAGGTGATATTTTAAATGAAAAAAAAGGTGATGTTAGTATTCAAATAAATGTAAATAATGATACATTATTTATAAGAAAAGGATTAAATCTTATACTTGAAAAAGAGATAACATTAAAAGAATCATTATGTGGATTTTCATTTAATATTGATTTTATTGATGATAAAAACTATTTTATAACTAATACAAAAGGTAATATAATTACTCCTAATTTTGTAAAAGAAATAGAAGGTCTTGGTATGAAACGTAATAATAGTAAGGGTAAGTTAATAATTAATTTTATTATAAAGTATCCATTAACATTACCAATAGATACAATTAATGAGCTTGAAAAGATTTTATAATTGTATTTTAGTTTATAATACAATTATACAATAAATTAAGTAATTCTTTTAGTAGGAATACTTGCTGAAATGATATAAATAGAATTTTCAGTAACCACAAGAAATTCTTCTTCTATTTTATATATTTTTGATACAGGACTTGTGTATTCATCTTCACTTTTTACCAATAATTTTTCTTGGTTTTCTCTTACACCGATTAATGCTTTTTTATCTAATGAATTTGTCCAGTAATCCATCATAATTGGTTTATCTTCTACAATTGCTAATTTAGTAGCGTGTTCCATTGTAGCATTACAAGGTAATTTATAGTTGTTAACATCTTCTGATTCTTGAGAAGTACTCATTATAATAATAGTTTCCATATTCTTTAAATACTTTTAAACGCAAAAAAAATATTGTATAAACATATCAATATGGATATTAAAAATATTGAAAATTATAAATCTTCGATATATTCTTCTCTGGAAGATGTTTGCCTTAAAATTGTTGATATAAGTAATTATTATATATTGTATACAAATGAAAATAAATTTAAAGATGTGAATATTACATTTAAAGGAATTGAGATTATATTAAATGTTTTTTCAACAATATATCTTTATAGTAAAAATTTAGAAATGGCTACAGAATATGCTAATAATTCAATATATTACTATATAGAATATGTTAGTCAAATCTCAAATAAGAATTCAGAATTTGTTTTTGTAAATTTAACAGTAAAAGATGCGATATTATATGTATATCGTAAATCTGTATTTGAATTGAATGATGAAATAAAAAAGAATTATGTTTCTATAAAAGAAGAATCTACATATTTTGAAACAATAACATCATTTATAAAAACATATAATAATATATTGTATTTAATGTTTAAAAATAATAATTATGAAAATCTTGATGTAGAAACAATAAAACCATTTTTATATAAGATTAATGCTTATACTATTTCAATATTTAAAGCAATTGAAGAATATATTGATAATAATAAGCAAATAGAAAATGACATTGATGTAACATTAACAAATAATATTATTGAAAAATTATACTCTAATTTACTAGAATTACAATGTGATATTGATAATAATGAAGATTATGAAAATTTACAAAAATCTATAAAAGAAAAAGTATTTTCATCTATAAATAGTATTATTGAAGTATAATGATATTTAATGATATTTAATTATATTTAATGATATTTAATGATATTTAATTATATTTAATGATATTTAATGATATTTAATGATATTTTTTTTACGTTGTTTTACTAATTTAACATTTTTTTTATTTATATTTGTATCAATAGCACCTTGAGATATTTTTGAATATTCTGTTTCAAACATATCTTTTAAAAATTCATATACCTCAAATAAATTTTCTTCACTACATTTTCCAACAATAAGAACACTACCAGTTCTAAATATCATAAAAGATATTTCTACCTTTTTACCATTTTCGTGTATAATATGTTTACATTGAACGCCTGGATAAGAGCACGGGTCATACAGCGATTGTATAGAATATTTTGTAATTAGTATATCAAATAAATTTTCTCTATTTACCAAGTATCCACACGAGAAGTTAGAATTTATTAATACCGTATCAATATCATCAACACTATACATAATGTTAGGATAAAATTCACTTAATATATTTTTTATAAAATTTAATGAACGAAAGAATGTATCATCTTCTTGTATTCCTGGTATTTCTACTTTTCCAGTATTAAATATTTTCACGTGAACTTCACGATATTCAGATACTTTATTATTCCACAACCGTAATATCAAAACAAAACAATTATAAAAGGCACTTTTCTTTTTAGTTCGATAAGCAAGAATATCTTTTTTTGATAAACCAACTGTTACTTTACGTATATCTTTAAATACATTTTTATTACCAGAGACATTTTCAACATGGTTTAATATATCATATACTTTATATTTTTCTTCTTTATCATACATATCAATAATAAGATCTAATTCTTCTTGTTTACAGCTATTAAATTTCATCTGTTTTTTTATTATACCTTCTTTATTATCACAATAATCAATTATATGTAATTTCCAGAATATTTTATTTAAATCAATATTTGAATTAAAATAAGTTATCTTTGTTTTTGTTGATATGTATATTGATGAGCATTTAGGAATATTTATATCGTTTACATCTTCACATTTATATTCATTTTCTATTCTATCATCTTGTAAAAACATTTCCCATTCATCATCAACAATATTATTAGAACTCATATTATTTATTTCCTTTATATCCATTATTTTTATATATTAAATATAATGTTTAAATAGATTCAATTTTATATTTACTTTTTATTTTGTTTTCTTTTCTTTATATTATATTAATAATGTTATCTTTAGACACAAATAATCATAATTTACCAAAACAACAAACAGTTCTCCCACCAAGTCCAATTAAAATGAAAAAAATTAAATCATATGAATTTAAACACGATAGTGATATGATTGACCCCAATAATCATCAGGATTATAACAATGATTTTATGAAAAAATTAAAACAACGATATAGTAATATTTCTATTTAATTAAAAAATAATTTAAATTTATCAATAAAATAATTATATATTAAATTATCATCACATTCATTATTGTGTATAATATTTTCAATTGAGTCTAACAGTTCTTTACTTATCATATATTTTTTGTGTCGTATAATATAATTCATAAAACTTTTTATTATACATATTTTATTCATACTGTAATTTCCAACAATACAATTAAAATTTTTTTCAAAAAGATCTCCATTTATTTCAATATTATCACCAAAATATTTATTCCATATATTTGTATCAAGAATCTGCATATTATCTTTTAAATCCATATTATTCATTTGTAAATAATTTATCATACTACGCATATCATTAATAAAAATAGATTGTATATTATCAATTATACTATTATTATAAATAATTTTTTCATTTTCACATATTTTTTTTAAAAATTTGATTATTCCATCCTTAGGCAATTTGTTGAAACGTAAACGAACAAATTCATTTTGTAATGTTTCATCAATCCTACTAATATAATTACATATCAAACAAAATCGAACATCTTTACCATAATTATCTTGTAATAAATATTTTAATGCTTGTTGTGCTGATTTTGTCATATAATCAACTTCATCTAATATAACAAATTTAATTCCATATGTAAATAAAGGTTTTGAACTAACAAAATTATTAATTTGATTACGTATTATATCAATACCACGTTCATCTGATGCGTTTAAATGTATTACTAATGCTTTATTTATAACGCTATGCTTTTGTTGATATTCATTTATTAAATTAATAATCGTAGTTGTTTTTCCTGTTCCTGGTGGACCATAGAATAATAAATTAGGAAACATTCCAGTTTTTACAATATTATTAAAAATAATCTTATTTAATCGGTCTAGTACAATGTCATTGAAATTATTTGGTCTATATTTCTCAACCCAAGGTATACTTAATTCATTCATAATAATCTTATAATTAATTAACTTTTATATGAATTTTCTTGAATAACCTTAAATAATATAAAAAACGAATTAAAAAGCTAATATATATAATTTCATAAAGAATGATAAATATGAATGAAAATTTACAAGAAAAATGTCCAGATAATTTAATTATAGAAGAAGAAACTATTAATACTGAACCTGTGAAAAAAAGAAGAGGAAGAAAGCCAAAAAATAAAAATATAAATACCAATTTAGAAAACAATAATGAATTAAATATAACAGATAACAATTTAAATAAAGAATTAATAGAACAAGAAAAACCACCACCAAAAAAACGTGGAAGAAAACCAAAAGGTGGAAAAATAGTTGCTACTACATCACAAATAAAAGATAATGAAATTATAAAACAGAATATAATTTTACATTTAAAATGTAATGTAAAAGACATTGAATGTGATATTTCAAATACATTATCTTGTAATAATGATATTTTAACTGACAAATCTAAAATAAATCCATTAAATTATGAAATTATACAAAATAATAATAATAATAATAATAATAATAATAATAATGAACAAAATGTTGATTTAGATATAGATAAAAAAAACATTGTTAAAAACAATAATACTTTAAAAAATATATCTTCAAATAATTGTAATTTTATTAATAGAAATACTGATTTTGATGAAAAAATAAAAGATGAAGTAACAAAAGATATTAATTTAAAATTAAAAGAATTACAGGCACAATTGCATAATAACGATGTTTCAGATAAACAATCAGCATGCTTTTGGTGTACATATTCATTTGATAATCCTTCAGTATTTATACCAAAATATAAAATTGGCAATAATTATCAGGTATATGGATGTTTTTGTAGTCCAGAATGTGCTACTTCTTACCTTTATAATGAAAATATAGACACATCTATAAAATTTGAGAGATATCAACTTATCAATTACATATATAGTAAAATTTACAATTATAAAAAAAGTATTAAACCAGCACCAAACCCATATTATTTATTAGATAAATATTATGGAAACTTAACTATTAGCGAATATAGAAAATTATTACAAAATGATAGATTACTTATGGTAATTGATAAACCTTTAACAAGAATATTACCTGAATTACACGAAGAAAATAATGATTTTTTATTAACAACACAAAATGAAAATACCAATACTGGAATTTATCAAGTGAAAAAAAAGACAATAAAAACAATTACAAAAAATTCAATAGTTAATGAAACTTTTGGTTTTTTAACATTAGATAAATAAAATTAATTATAATTCATACTTAAAAGTTTGAGATATATTTTATAAATAATGAATACTATATTTGTTGGTTTTAATAGCTTTTTTCTTTTTTTCCCTTATGTATTATCATTTGTAATATACCCATATTGTAGCACATCTTATATCATACCAAGTAATTTAAAAAATAAAATTATAACAACAGTTTCACCACTATGTTGTAATGATAATATTAAAACAAATTCATATGAAATAACAGGAAAGAAATTTGATAATCCAGTTGATCTTTTAAAATATATGGAAGAAATTAAACATAATATTACTTTAAATAAACCTGGTTATCCAAAAGAAGCTTTTAAAAATATAACATTACCCGAAAATAATAATATAAATGATGACTATGATGATGATTTTATCGATAGAACGAATATAGATGATTTATTTAATAACGAATTAAAAAAACAGATTAATTCACAAAAAAAATTACCAAGTGGTGTTCGTATTTTTAGAAAACGTCCAGATAGTTCAGGAGCACCTCATATACCATCAAATCGTCTACCTATAATTCCAAATAATGGATTACCGTTAGACTTAGAAAGTATATTTAATAAAAAAACTGAAGGAAGTGAAAATTTTCAAATTGAAGATACACGAAATAATTCATTTAATGATATAGGTGGTTATAAAAATGTAAAAGAAGAATTACTACAATGTTCTGATATTCTTATTAATTATAATAAATACTCAAAGTATAACATTCGAACACCAAAAGGGTTGATATTAGAAGGTCCACCTGGAAATGGTAAAACATTAATAACACGTTCGTTTAGCGGCGAAATAAATGCTTCATTTATTGCTGTTTCTGGTTCACAATTTCAGGAAAAATATGTTGGTGTAGGTTCATCTCGTATTCGTGAATTATTTGTTCTTGCAATAAAAAATAAACCTTGTATTATTTTTATTGATGAAATAGATGCTATTGGTCGTTCAAGAAGTGGCAATGATGAAGGTTCAACAGCAGAACGCGATTCAACATTAAACCAACTACTTGTTTCAATGGATGGTTTTAAATCGTGTGATGGTGTTTTTGTAATTGGTGCTACAAATCGCGCTGATTTACTTGACACAGCATTACTTCGACCAGGAAGAATTGATAAAAAAATATATATAGGGAATCCTGATTCTATAACACGTAAAGAAATAATAGATATTCATATTAATGGTAAACCACATTTAAATTGTATAAATACTTCACATCTTGTAGAAATTACAAATGGGTTGTCTGGTGCCCAAATAGAAAATTTATTAAATGAAGCTATGTTACTTTCATTAAGAGAAGATAGATATTTTATGAAAATGAGTGATATTGAAACAATAATGTCACGTATTTTAGTTGGATATCAACCAAATGAAAGTTTATTCAGTAAAGATATGACAAATCGTATTGCAATTCACGAACTTGGACATGCTATTGTCGGTGTATTTTCATTTGATCATAGTAAACTTATGAAAATTTGTTTAAATAATTGGTCACCTACAAGTCCAGGATATACAATTTTTGAAACAGACGAAGAAGATTCAAATATTTACACAAAAGAAAAATTATTTTCAAGATTAATGGTATTACTCGCAGGAAGAATAGCAGAAAAAGTATTTTTTGGTGCTTCAATAACAAGTGGTGCTTCAAAAGATATTGAAGAAGCATATAAACTTGCCGAAACAATGATAGTTAAATATGGTATGGGTAAGAAAATGGTAAATCCATTTACAAGTGAGAAATCAAAAACAAGCATTGATATTGAAATTGAACATCTTATTGATACCGCATATCAAAAATCGTTGGATATAATTAACACAAATAAACTTGTTATTCAAAAAGGTTCGGAATTATTAATAAAAAATAAAACAATTCATTGTGATGAACTTACTCACCTTATAAATGAAACATTATAAATGAAACATTATAATTAAATTATGATTAATATAAATATATAATAATATGTATATGAATCTTGCTATTATAAATTAAACAATGTCATATTTTAAATGTTGTTTATTCATAAAATTCATATGTTTTTTGAATTTATCTTTTGACCGCTGAGTTCTTTCCATATCTTTAAAAAATTTATCATAATTAGATGTATAAATAGGAAATGGACAAAATGGTGGACACCAATTACATCGATACTTATCTAAATTTGAATCCATACCGACTTCTGATCTACCTTTACGATAAAAATCAAATAACATTTTATGTCGTTCAAGTATTTCATATTCAAGTCGCATATTCATTAATATATTGCGATAATATGTCGATTCACGAACATTAATCATTGTATTTACTTCATTATCAAGCTGTGAAATATCAACCATATAACTTTTATCTTCAAGTATTAAAGCTAATTTTTCTTTTGCTTCAGTTACAGTTAATGTATATGAATCAATTGAATTAATATCACTACGCAAAGAACGCACTTTTATAATTAACTGGTTCCATCGATCTGATAATTTGGAAAAAGATTCCTTTTTTTCATCATATTTTAAAAATCTTGATATTGATACAATTAATGCTATATATGTAGATGATGATACTGATAATATTTTATGTGTTTTATCGGTTATTCCTATTTGTGTTCGTAATGTTTCAAAACAAGTAATACAGGTAGAAACTATTATCACACTAATTTGTATCATATTAATAATAAAAGCTAAATCGTGATATTTTAATAAGGTTATATTTCTTGTAGTAATACAATGTTCTAATGACGATTTTAAACGTGAATTGTTTTTATTTTTAATTTCTTTTATTTTAAATATAGTATCATTATTTTCATCATTACCATATGAAGAAATTGAATAAAGTTCAGCTCGTTCACTTAACAAATTTATATCTTTATCTGTTATTTGTTCATTATTTATATTATTTATTTTTTTGAAAATTACATTAGTATTGTCATTGTCATTGTCATTTTCATTGTTATTGTCATTTTCATTGTTATCGTTGTCGTTGTCGTTGTCGTTAACATAATCGTCAATGTATTTATAGTCTAATTTTATATTAACCGACCTGTTACTATTTTCTTCATTACTATTTTCTTCATTACTATTTTCTTCATTACTATTTTCTTCATTACTATTTTCTTCATTACTATTTTCTTCATTACTATTTTCTTCATTACTATTTTCTTCATTACTATTTTCTTCATTACTATTTCTGTTATTATTCATTTTTATTATAGATTATTAATTATTATCTATCTAACTTATTTTAAAAATAATATTGTGATACAATTATTTTCTTTTTCTTTTTCTTTTTTCTTTTTCTTTTTTCATTTTATATTCAATAATTAATATTAACAAATATAAAATTAGATATATTTATAGATTTGAAATCCAAAATATAACAATAAAACCAGAGATAATGCTATAGCGTTTGATATAATAATTGTTGTTCTATCAAGATGATTAAACATTAGGGTTATTGTCATAAGTGATAATGTTATTATTGTTCCTAATAATCCGTGTATAGTAAAATCATTCATTTGTGTTTTACCACCCTTTGATAAAACATATAATAAATAAAAATATAATGTTGGTGCTGCGTATACAAAAGCTATTATTTTAATATAATATGTTGACGAATAATACATACTTGTTAAATATGAAAATAAACCACATAATAAACCACCTGTTAATGCATCAAGAGCCACATTAGAATTCATATATGATATATAAATATATATATATTTTATATAATATAATCTTTTAATTAATACAATTCATTTGAAGCTTTTACTTGTGATATGATTAATATCACATATTTTGGTTATATGGATATAGCTAAAGAAATGAACCAAATAATAGCAAATAATATAATAAATCTTTTACATTATTAACTAATTCATTTTAAATATTCTGAAAATAATAATTTATAATATTTTATACACTTTTCATTATTATGTAAAGGTATCAAAGTAAATATTAAACTTTTTGTAATTATTTTTAAATTCTCAAAATCTTTCTCTGAAAACTTATCAATAAAATATTTTTTAAAAATGTATATTATATTTTCTTTATAATTAGTATCAATAATTTTAGATAATAATATTTCATCATAACCAATTATCGATTGGTAGATTTTTGCCCAATCATATAACCAATCTCCGTATATTGTTAATTTATCTCCTTGTTTACCTCGCATATCTATAAATTTAATTTTACCATAGTTATTGATGATTATATTGGTAAATACTGGATCACCGTGTATCACTTTTTTTTTACCTAAGTTATTCTTTTCATAGTATTGTAATTTTACTAATAATGATTCATAAATACTTTTACTATTTTCAAATATTGAATAATCAAAATTTTTATATCTATTTATTAATTTTGAAGCATAATTCTCATATATATTAATATCATCATTGATTATATCACAATTTTGAATCCGGTTTATACTATTTAATATGTTAATCAATATATCTTTTATTAGCATTTCAGATAAATATAAATCTGTAACTGTCAAACCATGAATTTTTTCTATTACAATATTTTTACTGTTTCCTGATATCTTTAAGGGGAATATATCCTTTAAAGATTGTGGAATATTATCATAATAATAGTTTTCCCCTTTTAAATCACCATTTTTAATTATTGTATCAAAACTACCTAAATTAATAGTATGAAAATCTCTCGGTTCAATCTTATTATTATAATATCCCATTTCTTTTTCCAAGTCATCAAAACAATTTAATGCTAAGTCATCAATATAAAAATCGGCGTATGGTTTTCCAAAATATATTTCATCATACGGAATATTAAATTTATCTAGTGTTTCAAATGTTATTTTACCAATATCTGAATTAATTTTACCTATATTTCCATTATGTGTTTTCATTCTTCGTGCTGTGTAGATAATAATAGTATTTCCAAAGCGTTTTAAATATTTTAAAAAATCAATATTTTTTTGAATTGGTTTTACAGATGTATAATCATTTATAATAGTAGGGAAAGACACAAGTGTATTATCCAAATCAAAACAAATTCTTTTACCTTTTATCACAATTTCATTATTAAAGCAACTTTTATAAGGATAATTATTATAAAAAATTTTTAATTGTAAAGGGGTTCCTAGACATATAAAATTTGAATGTAATATAGTTTGGTTTTTGAAAATTTGACATTCATTTATCATTTCTTTTATCACACCACTTGTATAAAATTCTGATTTTTGAGTTATATTTCCTTCAATAATTTTGGATGTATATTTTTTTAAATGATTAATTGAATTAAAACCATAAGCACCAGTAGAAGCATTAATGGAAATTTTGTCCTTTTCTTTTATGTCTATTATTTCATTCTTTTCATTCATTTTTACATAGGAATATATTGGATTTTCATTTTTATCTTCAAAGGAAAAAACACAATTTTCACCATTCCATTGTGAAATTATGTCACAAGTATAAAAATTATCGCTATCTAAACATAATACTGGAATATCTCTTTCTTCATTAAGGTTATTTATACCAATATTAATTGTTTCTGCTGCCCCTCTTGTATTATTTTCAAGACAAAAAAATCTAAAATTCATTTTAGGATAATTCTTAATCAATAAATCTTCAAATCTATATTTTTTATATTCTTTATTGTACGGAATAAATATATAATCAATATTATCAGTATTTAAGTTATCTAATAAGTATGATATTATAGGTTTTCCATAAATATTAATTAATGCTTTAGGTTTTTCATAACCATTTTCTTTAAATCTTTGTCCAACACCACCAATCGGTATAATTATTATCATTGTATTTACATATATATATAAATTTAATTGATGTATTTCAAAATATCCTTTATTTTATTTTTATATAATGTTTCAATTATTACATTATGTTCAGAAATATTATCTGAACTATGAAAATCAAAACAACTATAAGATTTTCTTAAAGAGTTTTTAATTACTTTAATATTATTATTTAATGGTAAGTTTTTTTCCTGTTTTATAAAATCAATATAATTTGGCATTATATCAGTTATAACTATTAGTGTAATATTTGAATTATTACTAATTCTTTCATCTGTTTTTTTAATGTCTCCTTTAAAATTATAAAAATTTCTTTCTTTATGATAAATATTATTTACAAATTCATATCTATTCGTAATACTAATTTCTTCTATTGTTTCTATATCTAAAGTTTCTGATTTTTCAATATGATCTAATAACATTTCTTTTAATTTTTTATTACTATTCCACAGTATGAATGAATGGAATTCATGTTCTAAAGGTAATGATTTAGGTCTTCTACCCAAATTATATACTAAATTCATCATAATATCAGACCCAAAATTAATAACACTTCTGTGTATGCCATCACGAATTTGTAAATCAAAATTATTTCTTTTCACAATTTTACTTTTATTAAAAGTGTATCCAAAAATGTTATTTACATTAATGTTATAACACGTTGATGCTTCTTGAGGTGTATCAAATTCTCCCAAAATATTACATTTGTTATTTAAATAATAATATGGTATATATTTCATTTTAAATGCGTCATACCAAACATATTTATAATTACTTTGATAACTACAACAAACATTGATATTGTTATATTTATTTTTATCATATTCTGTTATTAATTTATCAAATTTTGTCTTACTATAATGTTTCCAAAAATATGGTTGATTTTTTTTATCATATAAATATTTATATTCATTTGTATGAGAGATATTTATATATGTAGAAATTTCATTAAGTTTTTTTGCACTATATGCTAATAGATTAGTTGTTTTAAGTGGAAATTGTAGTAATGTTTTTTCGTCGAGGTCAGTTAAATCTTTATTTTTTATACATTTATTTAAATTGTATCCCTTAAAATAATTATTGTTTATACACTGATTCAATACCCCCGAATTATCACTAACTATAACCGCATTAATAAAAGTTTGAAGTAAATTATTATTTATACCACTTTTAATTAAAAATTCTATTCTTTGTATGTGTTTTTCTTGTATTTTTTTACCATTTTTATCAATTACTGCTCTGCATATTAATAATAATATTTCCATTTCTTTTATAGGTATTTTTATTAAAGTAGAAGTTTCAGGTATTTTATAATCTACTGAATTAAACAGAATATTTATAAAAAATAAAGGTAATTGGTATTTATAAGTTCCACAATGAAAAAAAATATTATTATATAAATCAACTCTAAAACAACCATTTGACATTGTATTATCATATTCTCCTATTGTAAAACAAGGTTCATATATACAATTTGTAATTAGATTAATTGAAAAAGTCTTATTTTTACTTTTAATTTTCATATTAGATATGCATTTTTTAAAATCATCCGGATGAATTATAATATCTAAATCAGTATCAGCACTAAGTGGTAATTTTAAAAATCCTCTTATTACGACATATCGTATTTTTTCATTATTAAGAAAATTAAAGAAGCATTTTAATTGATTTAGATGTGTCATATTTATATATATATATCTAATGAAAAAACTTGCTATTTTAATTTCAGGACATTTAAGAAATCTTAATGAAATAATAGATAATTTTTATAATAATTTAATTATACCTATTTCAACAGACTTTTTATATGATATATACATACATACTTGGGATGATAACTGTACAAAAGATAAATTAATGAACCACGACCAAAATTTTATAGAAATAAAAATTACTGAAGAATATATCAATAATTTATTTAATGATAATAATATAGTTACAAAAAAAATTATTATTGAAAATCAAGAACAAATAAAAAATAAACTCAAGTTATGTGATTACTTAAATAATAATACTAAAGAAAGAAGTATTCATGGTAAATTTGATAATAGTTATGTTGAAGATATGACTAACAAATTATTTTTTCAGTATTATGGTCATTATAAAGTGTTAAATTGTTTAGATTTAGATTGTAAATATGATTTTATAATTAAAACAAGAGCTGATATGTTTTATGAAAAATTTGATATAAATTTATTTAACCATAATATTTTTTTCCCAAATTCTCATCAATGCGGAGGAACTAATATAAATCAATTATTTTTTGGAGGTAAAACAGAATATATTATAAATATTTTGAAATATTTTGACACTATTATCTTTTATAATAAAAATATGAATTTTAAATTAATTGATAAATATGATAAATCAGATATTAATTTTAATTGTTTATTTAGATATTATATTTTGAATCATTTAAACTATCAACCTTTTTTTACTACTTATAATCCAAAAATTTACAGAAATAAAGCAAAAACAATAACAATTAATTAAAGTTGAACCACCAAATGTTTATATTACCAAATGTTTATATTACCACATTTTTACAATATTATTATTATACATTTTATCTTTTTCTTGAATATTGAAAATATTTTTAAAATAATAACTAAACATCAATGAACAATTACATCGATATTTAAATAATATATGAGAATTCAATTTCATTTGTTGTTCTTCTTTTTTTAAATTGCTTTTTTCACGCCATGAATAACAATAATATTTATAAAAATCAGTAAATATTTTTTCTTTATTTTTAATTTTATTATTAATACAGTAATTCATTAACAAATCCTCACATATAAGAAGTCCACCAATGTCAGCAATATTTTCACCTAAACTAAGATTTAAATCAATATCATTATAACCATCACGTTTTAAAATATTTTTATAGACATTTTTTATTTCTTGTTGTTTATTTTTAAATGTACTATAATCTTTTTTACTCCACCAACTATTTAATTCACCATTCAAATCATATTTTGAACCTTCATCATCAAACCCGTGTGTCAACTCGTGACCAATAGTTGTTCCTAACATAGCTAATGTATAAATATAATTATTATTTTTATCAATAAATGGCTCTCTTATTATACCGGAAGGAATAATTATTTCATTATTTATAACATCATAAAATGCGTTAACAGTATATATTGGACTTGTTGTAAATCGATTCCATATATTATTATTAACATTCTTTTCACTCATTTTTATTATTTCGTTTATTTCCCAATTATTATATTTTAAAATATTATCAATAAAATTATCACTATAATTTATTTCCGGGTCTTCCATAAAATCTTGATTTTTATAACTACATATATTTTTATTACATGTCCCTATTTTTATTGTCATATTGTTTAATTTGCTAATAGCTTTATGTATTGTATTGTCATCAAGCCAACAATTATTAATAAGGCGTGAGTAAAAACATTTTTTAATATCTTCAGCCATATTATAAATCATTTTTTCATTATTACTAATTGAAAACTTTTTTAAATACTCTTTTGATATGAATGTATTCATTATATAACAAACGTAATTAATAGCTTTCTTATGTTGTGTTTCTTTATATCTACGTCCATTCAAATATTTTTCAAAAAAATCAAAATATATATCATTTATTTCACTATATATATCATTATAACTGATTAATAAGTTATATAACATATAATAATAAAAGTCATCACTCTTCCAATTTTTATTTATATATTCCATTGATTTTTTCATATAATTAATATCAGTTACAATGTATTCTTTTTTAATTTCTTTATAACCCATTAATGTAGAAAATTTCTTCCAATCAAAATATTTATTCATTATTTGTGAATTCTTACTATTATCATCAATATTTATTTTATTATAATTTTTTTCAGAAATACGCCTATCATATTCTGATCTTGTATTAGAAGCAAAAAATCTTTCTACCTTTATAATTTTATCAATAACAATATCAATATCAATATCACTAATTTTACTGTCTATAAATAAATTATCTTTTAATTTGTTATTTTTTAATACAATATTAAAAACATTTTTTATGAATTTTTTATAGTGTATTAGTTTTTCATTATACTTATTATTTAAATAGTAATCTTTATCAGGTAAATTAAATCCATCTTCACTAATATAAGATATAAATTTATTAGAATTACGTTCATCATTATATATGTACCATTCAAAAGGATAATTAATACTATTTTTTATACAAAATACATATAAGTCTTCTGCTTTTTTATTTAAAATAATATATTTTAAACCATTTATACTTTCATTAATATTGTCATATATTTTTTCTTGTATTTTATATTTGTTTAAATTAATTACTGATTGATAAATATCCCAACACATTTTTTTTGTTTTATCATTTGAATCTTTGTAAGAAAGAATAATTTTACTAATATCATCTTCAACTCTATTTGATAATATGGAATAATTATTTATGTTTAATTTAGTTTTAGGTATTTTTATATTCTTTAACCAAGAAGCATTAAAAAAATGGTATGTATCATTTTTTAATAGTTTAAATTTATTATTTATTTTTTTTCTGGTTTTTACGTTTTTATCAATCTTCTTTTTCCTTACAGTATTATTAAATTTCATTGTATTATTATATAATGACATTTTATAACTATAAATTATATAATAATAATATGTTATTGTTCATTAAAATTATTTTTTAAGCTTGATAGACATCCTCTATAAGTTGGAATATTATAATCATAATATTGTTGTTTAAAATTATATGTTGAACAATTAAATTTTAAATTTATTATTTTTCTCATAAGATAATTCCTCTTTTTTTTAAATATGTTTTTCCATACACGTTGTATTAATCGTAACCAAAATGTTTTATCAACTATATAATTAACGCTTTCATATTGAGACCTCCATATATTTCCGCTTTTATCAATATTGTATTTATATTGTTCTACTACTTTTAATATTCCAAATCGTATATATCTTTTAAAAGACCATAAATTATCAAAATAACTTATAATTTCATTAGAACTATTCGATGAAAATGAAGGTAAACAATAGTTTTTTAAATCATTAAAATTATATTTATAATAAAGTCTTTTTGATATAGATGTATATATCAAAAATTTATATCCAAAATTATAACATTGATTCAACGTGTTACAATTTGTATCTTCTATATATGAACCTATTAAATAATCACCTACATCATATGTATTATTATATTCGTGTTGTATATTATCATAACCTATTCGGTCAATTAACTGTTCTTGTTCTATATTTATAACTCTATTGTTGATTAACATTTTATGTATTTTGTTATAAGGTAGTATATGATCATTAAATCAATTTTATTATACATACCATTTATCATAACTTTTCATTTTATATTATTATTTCATTATTATTTAATATATATAATTGTCTTATTGGTTAACATTATATTATATTTCTTTTGGTATAATTATTACACTTATAAGCATTCCATTTTATCGAGACGAAATGAAATCTTATCGCATTAATCTTATTTTCCAAACTTTCTTCGCATGCCTCTAACACAATAAACAAAAGTTCGTGAAACCAGTGTTCTATCTTAAATAGAGTAGTCTGTCTAATTTCCTACAAAAGCAGAAAACCATACATTGTGAATTGTTTCCAATTTCAATAATTATTATATTTGGGTTTTATTCATATTTTTAATTTAAATTATTATAATATGAATATTTTAATTACAGGAGGTTGTGGTTTTATTGGTTCTAATTTCATTAATTATTTTTTTAATGAAATATCTAATAAATATCATATTGAATTCAATCTTGTAAATATTGATTGTATTAACTACTGTTCAAACGTTGAAAATATTGAAGAAAATATTAGAAATAAAGATAATTATTTCTTTTATCAAGAAAACATTTGTAATAAAGATTTTATTTTAAGTTTACTTAAAAAACATAATATTACACATATTATTCATTTTGCTGCTCAATCTCATGTTCAAAATTCATTTGACAATTCACTCGATTACAGTAATGATAATATTTTAGGAACTCATGTTCTTCTTGAATCCTCAAGAATTTATAATAAACTTAAATTATTCATTCATATTTCTACTGACGAAGTATATGGAGAATCACTTTTAAATGAAAATGAATTACAAAAAAATGAACAATCTATTTTGTGTCCAACTAATCCTTATGCAGCTACTAAAGCCGCAGCGGAATTAATAGCAAAGTCATATTATTATTCATTTAAACTTCCTATTATAATAACCAGAGGCAATAATGTTTATGGACCTAATCAATATCCTGAAAAAGTTATACCTAGATTTATTGAATTGTTGTTAAAAAATGAAAAAATTACTATTCAAGGTGATGGTAGTAATGTTAGAGGCTTTATGCATGTTAAAGATACGTGTAGTGCTATTGAAAATATTTTATTTTCTGGCATTATTGGAGAAATATATAATATTGGTTGTGATGAAAATAGTGAGATTTCAATAATTCAACTTGCAAAAATACTTATACAAAAAATAAAAAATGACGATAATTTTCATAAATATATTTCGTATATTCAAGATAGACCTTTTAATGACAAAAGATATTATATTTCCAATCATAAACTATGTAATCTTGGTTGGAAACAAAATATTTCTTTTGAAAAAGGCATTGAACAATTGATAGAATATACTAAAAATAATAATAAATCGTTTAAAAATAATTTACCACCTACATTATGAGTGTAATCAAATTATGAAATTATACTTATATATTGAACATCCTGAATTAAAAAACACTTTATATTTAATTTCAAATAATAATTATTTTTTAAAAAAATAATTATTACGTTATTTAGAGTATTTATGGTTAAATAATGATAAAATTTTGAAATATGTATATATGTCCAATTCATCAAAATCATTATTTGTAAATAATACTATTAGTCAAGGTTCTAATGTATTTGAAAAAAGCGGCACATCATTGAATCCCACATTAAAAAGAATAATAAATGAATTATTACAGTATTCGGAATTATATATTTTAGGAGATTTAGATACGCTTCAAAGTATATTTAATCTTGAATTATATACTCGATATTCAAAAATTTTATATTCTTTAAAACAAGGTGGTAAAGGTGATGAAGAAATTATGAGAAAATCAACTGTTAAATTTATGGCAACCCTTTTTACAAATATAGCAGTATATCAAAATTATCAACTTACAGAACAAAATAATATAGAATTAAGGGAAGAAGTAAGTATTCTTCACGATCCAGAAAAATTAAACAAATATGTTCAAGATTTAGCAAATTCAGCAGAATCATTTATTCTTGGAAATTTTTCTATGGAATCTGTTTCTCTTTCTGTAAATAGAGAATATGTAGCATATATTCGTGCATATGGTTATCCACCAAATGGTGTATTTGATCCTGATTTACTCGGTTACTTTGCACAAACACAACGTGGTTAAATTAAAATAATAAAAAAAATAAAATATGTTATTTTCTTACCATTTAAATAATATAATTTATATATGAATCATCTCATACAAACACCACGTGAATATCATATAAATCCAAAACAAATAAACACTATTACAAGGTCAATAAATATTGATTCTATATTTAGAAAAAATTATGAAAATACAAAATCAACAGACTTTGTGTATATGTTACCCCAACCATTAACAAATGTGTTATCTATGAAATTAACATCATTAGAATTACCTAATATGTCATATTCATTTTCTAATACCGAACTATCAAATAGATTTACAATACATTGTTATAACATACCTGTTCTCAATATAGATGATACACTATCATTTGATAATCCATACGATGAATCTTATGAAGTTATTATCCCAGAAGGTAATTATATAGCACCTAATTTTGCTGAAATGTTAAATAATTATTTTGTAAATAATGGAGGTGGTCTATTTTTTATACATTATACTGTTAATGAATTTAATACTAATTCTATTTTTAGAACAGTTCATGAAGAAGATGTTGATGGTAAGGACCCTTACTCCGGAAATATAACCGATAAGCATTTTTATTTTACAATTGATTTTAATATTCCAGGTTTACCACTGTATAAAACAGCAGGATGGAATCTTGGATTTAGAAATGAATCATATACAGTAACAAAAGAGATGGAATATAATGATAATACAACAGCAAATACAATATTAAATTATAAATCACATTTATCAAGTGAATCTTCATTTGGTTCGTCAATATTACAATATGTATTTTTAAGTATAGATGATTTTCAAAGAAATTCTGTTTCTGATTCAACTATATCAATGTTTCAAAATTCATTATTAAGTGATAATATAATAGCAAGAATAACATTAACTTCTGGTCAAAATTCAATTGTAATTGATGACAGCTCTGATATGAAATTTAAAAAAAGAAAATACTTTGGACCAACACGTATTGATAAATTACATATAAAAATGTTAAATAGGTATGGTGATATATTAAATATAAATAAAAATGACATATCATTTAGTTTAGAAATAGAACAAGCTTATTCCAATAATTAATTTATAATAATATTAACATTATAAATCAATGCGTTTGAAATTAAATTTATTTTTTAATTATTTAATTTATTATTTAATTATTTAATTTATTTTTTAATTATTTAATTTATTTTTTAATTATTTAATTTATTTTTTAAT